TAAGTTACCACCTAATTCTGGTGAACTATCTTCAGATACATTGTTTAATGCATTTTCTAAATTTGCAGCATTGTCACCAAGAGATGCTAAGTCTTTTGCTCTACTCATTTTATACTCCTAACTAGGTTTATTTGGGAAAGTCACATTATAAATGTCACTTGCTTTTGTTATATCTCTTAACTCTTGTCGATAAGTTTTCCATTTGCTAGCATCACCACCACTATCTTCAAGCTTGTGTATCTGCCAATCAGCTTCCTCAAGAAGTGGTTTCCTTTCATTTCTTAAAACATCTTTTTGTGTGTTATCTAAACTAGTTTGATAAGCTTTATCTTGTGATGCTTTAGTAACTGTTTTACCATCTTTATCTTTGTAATCAGCGTGACGATTAACTTCTTTCCACTTTTCTACCCATTGTTTTTTAGAGTTTTGTTCGACACCATCTCTCTGAATTATTTTAGTTGTTGATGATGGATTTGGTTTAGGTGTAGATAACACACCTTCATACCCTAATCTAGTTAATGTTTCTGTAGAAAGTGGTCCTCTAGGAAATGAAGTATTTGGATTGTCTGCTCGTATTTCACTTTCAGTTTTGATTGCTCCAGAAGAATGTCTAAACTCAGCCATAATAAATTCCTTAATTTGCGATTGCGTAATAAATATATGTACCAGAACTAAAGTGATCAGTTATTTGAAACCCACTATTTAGTGGATCAATGTAATCACTACCTGTCTGATATGAACTATTTGAATTTAATGGAAGATAAGGGTCATTACCAGATACAATGCCATGTACAGTATCCCAAACAGTCCAATTAGTCCCACTAGCATCAACTCTTTTTACAATAACTACCCTTGAGCCAGAACTAAATCCACAATCTACATTTGTACTTGAACCAGCTGTATGACTAAATGATCCACCTTTACTAATACCACTTAGATTACCAAATAAATAAGCCACATAAGTAGCACTTGTATCATTCAATGATTGGTTCTGCGCTCCTGCTACATAAGATACATTAACAGCAGTACTTGTTGGATAAGTGTGACCCCATTGATGGGTATAATAACTATTTCCAGTAGCATTTAATTTTAAACCACCTGTAGAACTATTCCCAGTTCCTGACATAGCATGATTTGCATGAAGAACATGCCAATCAGCACTAGCACTACCAACAGTTTCTGTTGTTTTTTTTGCCCAAATCATTGCAGGAACTGCACCTAATTGATGGGTAATACTTCTATTAGCAGTATCATTTCCTTTCCAAGTAACTATATCAAAAAACTTAGGTGCTCTTCTAAATGCATAATAAGAATTTTGATTAAGACCAACATTACCTCCTGATCTATTAGTAATACCAATACTATTATCTAATCGTTCGTATGTGCTACCAATGTACTGAGCAAGATCATTGTTTGTAGATATAATATTTTCTCCACGCTTTCTATCTCTTACATCACGATTGCCACCAGTAGCAAAATTACGAAAAGTAATTGTTTTATCAACAGGAAAACCTGCATTAAAAACTGTACCATCATTAGCTACTGAAACACCACCAACTCCAGAAGCAAATACATCAGCTACAGCAGTAGGTTCAGCCATTGGTGCTTTGCGTATAACCATGTAATATAAATCTTTATTACCACCAAAATAACCTGATGTTCCAAAACCTGTACTTGTAATATAAGAATATCTAAGCGTAGTATAAGTTACTTCACCACCATTTGTATTTGGTTGAAGCTTTCTTAACTGATGCATATTCCACCCTCTCATGGTATCATGCAATTCCCAATCAGAAACAGAAGCAGTTTTAAATAATCCCCACTGAGGTTCAAAACCTAAGTTAATTGGGTCAACAACACTTGAAGCACTTGTAGTTACTTTACCACATTGTATCAGTCCTTCATCAGAAGCATCATGTCCAAAAATATAAGCTACATACGTTCCACCACTAGCATTAATATTGTAATGGTCACCTAATGATAATGCAGAAGCTGTATGATGAGTGTCATTCCAATAAGCAGAACTACTAACTACATCAGACGTATCATCTAAATATAAAGCTGAATTTGATGGACTAGGAAACGATCTATGCCAAACCATCCAAGTAGCAGGTACATCTCTTCTTTTAATAATAACCATACCAGGAACAGAACCTAAAGAATGTGAAAGTGTACGAGCAGAACCAGTTCCACTATAAGTTAATACATCAAAAAACTTTTGTGCTTTTCTAAATGTCCAAGATACATAATGTGATGCTGAATTTGTACTACCATGAAATTCTTGATTAAGAGTAAAGCCATTATTATTGTAAGACACTAAACCAAAACCATTTGCTTCTGCATCTTCAGAACTATTATTATGAGTTTGAAATATTTTACCAACACCTCTGGCAGTGTCCATTAAACCACCATTACTACTATCACGATTTTTTATCCAAACCATTCCACCTTGAGTTAAATCAATTCCATTAACAATTTGATTGCCATGAGCACCTGTTCCTTTATAAAGATGAGTGCTAAATACATCTTCTACATTTAAAGGATCAGATGTAGCTGTAACCTGTAGTAATTTTTTATTACTACTCATGCCATTGCCTGACCAGCTGTAAAGCCATAGATAGTTGTAGGAACATTATTAGAAGAAGCGTCTGCAAAGAAAACATATAAATCTGTACCACTATCACTTTGTGTAGGTGCAGTTCCACCACTCCATTTTACAGATACAGAAGTGCTAGTATTTGTCCAGGTAATGTCGTGGGCGCTATTTGAATAAGTAACTCTAAGTGTAAATATACTTGCTTGACCATCAGTATGATTATTTACAACAAAATTAGAAATAGCTGCTGCAGTTGTAAGTGTAAAATTATTTGAAAGAGATAAATCTAATGTAAGTGTTTGATTACTATTGCTTAAAGCACCTGCAGTTGATTGTTCTTTAATGCCACCAGTAAATGTAGCTCCAGCTAAAGCAGCAGCACCTATATCTGATAACACTTGACTTGCATCTCGACCTTCTATTGTTGTTCCATCTACTTTAAGATAATCATTGTCAGCTACACCACTAGTAAAAATAGGTATATTATTATTTGCTATACCCACATTTTTACTAGATGCTGTTCCAAGAGTAGCAATATCAACTGGAGATAAAGCTACAATTTCTATAATATCATTAATAGCTGCATTAGTTACAACTACTGATGATCCATTAGATGCAGTAGCATCACCACTTGAAATACTTAACTTTACTCCATTTAGGTAAACATCCACCAATCCTACAGTGTAAGAAGCACTTATAGTTTGTGTTCCAGCAGATGTAACTGTGTGTGTAGTAATTGTTCTTTCCGCAGATTCTCCTGTTAATTTCCAAGCAGAACCATCATAGTAACTTAATCTATTTGTAGTTGTATTAAAATATAAATCACCAGCATCTAATGATGATGTTGGAGCTGAAGATTCTATTCTATATCTATTTGCAAATTTATTTACGTTTTCAGTATTTGTTGCAACAGTCCCAATATTTGTAATTACATTACTAGCATTTAAATTAGCCATATGTTGAATAACAGTGTCATCACCTAGTTTTCCCATTGCTGTTACATTATCACTTGTAGCAAGTAAAGCCATGTCATCAACAATATCTGATGTTGCAAGTATATTTAAATCATCAACAATATTTGATGTTGCTAATGTATTTACGTCAGCAACAAAATCGGCTGTAACTAATGCCATATCAGCTGCAAAGTCAGAAGTAATTAAACTTGCTTTACCAGCAACAGTTGTTACATTACTGTCTATTCCAGCTACAGTTGTAACATGACTTTGTATTGCACTTACTTTTGTAATTGCATTTGTTGCTGAAGTACCATCTTGTATATGTGCTAATGTTGTTATATCTGCTGCTATTGGTCCTAATGCGTTAATATTAGATGTAATAGAAGAAAGTGAACTTACATTTGCTATTGTTGGTCCAGCTTCTACTGCACCTGTTGTAGCATTAAAGCCAAGAACAGTTCCTTTTCTATTATCTTTTGTAGGCAATGTCATAGTTGCTGCATCATCTGTATCAAGTAATCTTATCGATCTATCAATACGATCCTTACGATCATCAAACAAAGCAACCGTTCTGTCTAATTCTGTATTAAGTGTAGCTATAGGAAAAGAACCAGATGTTGGAAAGTCAGTTGATCTGCTTAATGGTATTTCTCTATATATAATTACTGTACTTCCACCTGTTGCACCAGTAACTGACATAGTTACTGTGCCTGTAGAACCATTCCCACCACTAACTGTATAGTGTTGAGTAAGTGTTTTAGTTGTTCCATCAAGAACTACCTTTAAATCTGTTGCATCAAAAAATTCAAAGTCTGTATCAAACGAAGTTGTTGTTACACCTTGACCTACTGTATACGATATTCGTGGTGGTTTATCTGTTAAATCTATAGTCATGGCTGAATCATACCTCTTTTAATTATATTTTCAATAAAAATTACCATCTGCCTA